TGAGCTTGCCCGTCGTGAAAAACGACGTCAGCGCGTCCTCCGCGCCCTTGAATGCGCTGGTGAACGCCTCCTCGGTGCTTTTTGCGACGTTCCTCACGTCGTCGAGGTAGTTCTGCAGCGCCGCGCTGGCCCCATTCGTCCAGTCGGCACGCTTGGCATCGAGCTGGGCGTAGTAGTCGGCGTTGCTCTTCAGCGCCTCCTGCAGGCTCTCCTGGATCTTCTCGACTTCGGCCTTGTAGTCCTCCGAGCCGAGCATGCCCTTCTTCGCCGCGGCAACGGTCAGGCCGGCCTGCAGGGTCGAGAACTCCTTGTAGATGGATTTCTCGCTCTGCAGGCGCTCAGCGGCCTCCCTGCCGAGACCGAAGACACCCAGCTGGCGGTCGTACTGTTCGTTGCGCCCCTTGGACGCCTCGGCGATCCGGATGTTCGTGGCCTCGACCAGGTCGCGGAACTCTTTCGCGGCTTGCAGCTGCTTCTTCTCCTCGTCTGCCGCGGCCTTCTTCGTGGCCACCTGCTTCTCGAGCGCGACGTTGATGTCGAGCTGCGCCCGGATGGCATCCTGCGCATTGACCAGGCTCTTCTGCTCGGCGGTGAGCTGGTCCTTGCCCTTCAGATCCGAGATCAGCTGATTGAACTTCGCGCGCTGCGACTCCGCGTCGGTGAGCTTCTCGGCCGTCTCCAACTGGGCCGACGTTGCGGCACCCTGCTGGCGCAGCTGCTCGAGCATCTTGGTGCCGGCGTCGTCGCTGAAGGCCTTCGGCTTGGCACCCTTCCGGCCCGCAAACTCCTTGCGGATGGCAGCCTCGCCAGCCTTGATGGCCGCGTCCGACAGCAACTCGCTGTTGGGGTTGACCTTGCGGATATCTTCCAGGCCCGCCCGGTACTTTTTGAGCTCGCGCGTGACCGCGTCGATGCCCTTGGCCTTGTCCTGCCACTTGTTGACCGCGTCGGTGGCGGCGATCGCCGCCTCTTGATCCTGCTGCCGCTGGCCTTCCATCTGGGCATTGGTGGCCGCGCGCTCGAGCTGGCGAGCCAGCGCGGTCTGTCGTGCCTGCGCCTCCTGCAGCTTCGCCGGATCTCCGCCGTTGGTCTTGAGGTACTCGACCACCCGGGTCGCGTCCTTCAGTTGCTCGCCGACCGTGGCCGCGCGCCCGAGGCTGCCGACGCCCTGGGAGATGTACTCCCACATGTTCTTTGCGGCCTTGCCGGTCTCCGACAGGGCACGCGAGAGGATGCCGGCCTGTGACTGGACATCCTTCATGCGGTTGATCGAGCTCGATGCGTAGGCGTCCTCGGCGACGGCCGCGGCCGCCTGCTTGTTGCCCTGGTCCTCGAGGGACTTGATTCGCTCGTAGGTGGCCTGCGTAAGGTAGTGCAGCGACTCGTTGAGCTTGGCCGAGGCCTTCGTGGGCTCGTCGCTGAGCTTCACGAAGTTCTCGACGGTGTCCTTGATGGCCACGCCCGCCTGCTGGTTCAGGGCAACCGCAGCCTGCGCTGCTTGGCCAAGGCCGTCGCCGGTGACCCTACCGGATCCGGCCAACGCCGTCAGCGCGTCCGAGGCCTGCCCAGCGGAGCCAGTGGCCGCGGCGACCTGCGCCGTGAGCTCCTGCAGCCGGCTCGTGGTGATGCCGGCGTAGTTGCCGGTCGTGACGATCGCCTTGTTGAACTCCGAATTGCGCTCCGAGGCCTGGTAGTAGGCATAAGCCAGCGCGGCGACGCCCGCTGCGGCGAGCGTGAGCGGGCTCACCAGGCCGCCGATGTAGCTGCCGAGGGCGCGAGCGGCCGGGCCGGCGCCGCCGAACATGTCCTTCAGCTGGCCGCCCTGCTGCAGGAACACCGTGAGCGGCGCCTGGCCGCCTTGCAGGCTGGTGACGATGTCGGTGAACTGCGCGGGAACGCCGCGCATGGCAGCCGCGGTCTGCGCGGCGGACACGCCGAGTTTCGCGGTGCCCTGCTCTGCCTGCCGCAGCTTGGCAATGAAGGGTTCGGCCGCGGCCGCAACACCCAGCTGCTGGGCCTGGAAGGCGGCGATCTCGGAGCGCGTCTTTCCGACCTGATCGGACTGGCGCTGCAGGGAATCGAGGAATGCCTTGCCCGAGCTGGTGAGCTGGGCTCCCGTCGCGCTCGACTGGGTCCCCAGCTGTTGCAGGCCTGCCTTGACCGAATTGAAGGCGGCACCGGTCGCGTCGGTGCCGTTGATGACTACGCTGGCTGCGCCGATCTCGTTCATTTAAACCGCCTGTTCCAGAGCGCAATCTGCTGTGCCAGCGGCAGCTGGGCAATCGCGGGTTGCGGCTCGGGCCATGCGTCGACCTGCGTGAAATCCTCGAAGGACCATGCCCCACGACCGCGTGGCGGCTTGACTCCGCCCGCGTTGAACACGGCGGCACGCATCTGCGCGTGCCGGATGCGTTCCGCGACCGGGAGCAGCTCCTCGTGTGACAGATAGACGAACCACTCTGCGAACTCCTGGGCACTCATGCGGCGCCCCAACTCTTCGACCGTGCTGCCCAGCCGGTCCGCCAGCGCGAAAGCGAACCGGCGTTGCGGCTGGGACCTCAGTTTTTTTCGATGGCCTTCGTGTCGCCGCCGGAGAAGCTGTTGCCGAGGTTGTAGAGACGGAAGGCTTCCTGCGGGTGCTGCTGCCCGAAGGCCCTCCATTGCTCCGCCGTCCACAGCGGCTCGCCGTCGGCCAGAACCACCATGCGGGCGAGCTGACGCTCGACGACCGTTGCCTTGCTCCGTTTGAGCGCTGCCTCGTCCGACTCACCCTTTTGAGGCCGCTCCTCGTCCCAAAGCGCCAGGCGGTCAGCGAGCATCAACCCGCGGACGATCACCGCGCCACCGATGGCGTCGACGGTGGTCTCCTCTTGCCGCAGGACCGGTGGCGCATTGACCTTGTCGCGTTCGATGGCCATCGGCTCAGGCCCCCGCGTAGTTGGTCAGGCGGCCCCGGACGGACAGCTTCACGGGCGTGGTCACGACGGCGCCGGCGCTGCCGCCTGGCGCCAGCGAGGTGCTGGGCGTTGCGGCGAAATACACCAGGTCGCCGGTGGCGAAGCGGAAGACCATTGCGCACGGCGACTTCTTGCCGTCGAAGACCTTCAGCGCCTTCAGGACCGGGTCGTTCGGGTCCCAGATCGAACCGAAATTGAAGACCAGCGGCGTGCGGTTGCCAGGGATCGAGGTGTCCTGGTCATTGTGGATGGTGCTCACGTTCACGTCGGCCGCTTCACCCCCGTTCGCGCTCACGTCCTGGAAGGTCTCGGCGCTGGCGCCGAAGGTGATCTTCTGGGCAGTGCCCGAAACAAAGGTCTTGAAGTCGGTCGAATCGATGCCTTCGAGCTCGAAGGTGCCGCTGGTCTTGTTGTCGACCCGCGCCACCGCCCAATCGAGCTCGCGCATCCCCTTGATTCGCAGGAGCACGACGTCTCCATCGAGGAAGGGATGCGCAACGGCGCCAGCCACGGCCGGATTTGCCTTGCTGATCGAGTCCAGGGTGACAGCAGCGCCGAGGACGGTCTGCACATCGACGGCGACGTTGCTCCAGATATTGACGTTCATGGTGGTCTTTCGGTAAGTGAGATCAGAGGGCTACATCGGGGGCGCCGGGACGCACGAGGTAGGAGAAGCGCCAGATCTGCTGGCGAGCGGCCTTGGCGTCCTTGCCTTCACCGCTGAGCAGCGGCCGTCCGGTTTCCAGCGCATACCCAGCCTTGGCCAACGCGAGCAGCTGCGGCATCGCGGCGTGGAGCGCCTTCTCGATCTGCAATCCCAGATCACGCGCGCGGGCGCCGTACTCGGTCGCATGCGAGACCACCGGCGTGATGCTCACGCGCAGATCTCGCCGCTGCACGCCGCTGACGGTCGACGGCGCCACGCTTTCCCCCGACGGGGCCTCCTCGACCAGGATGGCCGGCAGCTGGTCCACGGATAGCGGGTCGAGGTGGTCGACGTACACGCGGTCACCGGCGGGAGTGGTTGCGGCGATCAGGACCGTCTGGATGGCGTCGAGGATCTGTTGCTGGGCGTGGGCCATGTCACGCGCTCCTGAGCCGCAGCACGGTGAAACCCGCACCATCGGGCATGGGTTCGACCACCTCGAAGGTTTCTTCGGGCGCCAACACGTTGTCGTCAGCGTCGAGGACAGCAAGCAGCACCAACTGCGCGCCGGGCGTCGCGTCCAGGACCAGATCTGCGCGCACCGTGAGCGCCGGGGAGACGTCGCCGGCCAGCTGGTCGAGCTGCGTGGCATAGGCCGCGTCATACAGGCCGTTAACCGGACGCGCCGCCCCGCCCGTCACCGGTGTGAACGAAGCCTGCCGGTCAGACAGGCGGTCGATCACGCGGGCGTTCACGCGGGATTCCAGGGCGGCGAATCGGAGCATGGGCGAGCGGACCTCAGGCGTTGAGATGCAGCCAGACGGTCGTGGCGCCGTTGCCGGCCGCCTGGGCCGCATAGCCGGCGAGAACGTTGCCACTGGCCGTCGTGGTCAGGCGGCTGTTGGTCGTGTCCCAGTACAGAAGCGCGCCCTGTGCGGGCGTATCGGTCGCCAGCTTCGCCAGCTCGACCACGCCCTTGACCCGCAGGGGCCCGGTTTCGTTGACGGCGATGTCCTTCACGGCGACACCGACACGGGCGCCGATCACGACGACCGCCCCGGACGCCACGGCCGACGTGGCCGTGAAATCGAGGACATGGCCCTCTTGAACAAAGTTTTTCATGGCAGATCCTTGAGAAAGTTCGGGGTATTCCGGAGAGCACCCGGCCGCAGCCAGGTGCTGGTGACGATCAGGCGCCCGGGTTCTTCGACAGCGGGCGGAAGTCCAGCGGCGCGACGCCGGCGTCGATACGCACCTTGAACTCGGTCCCGTCGACGTTCCAGCCGGCCTTCTGCTCGAGGTACGGCTGGTCGTTGCCATCGAGCCACGACACCTCGATCGTGTCGTTCGTGTTCTGGTCCGCTGCGCCGTACCAGGCGGCGGTCGACGCCGCGTCGAGGCGGGCATCGGAGACGACCTCGAAGGTGTTACGCACGCTGTTCGGCGTGGTCGTGTTGTTGCCCGCGCCCACGGCGTACTGCGATTCGCGCACCGTGTTCGCCAAGCCCTTGAGCGCGCGAGGAACGATCAGGTACTTCAGGTTGATGTTGAGCGGCACCTTGCCTTGCTTCTGCACCGCCATGGCCGCGCCCATCTTGTCGACGGAGTCCGTCGAGATGGCGGCGCCGGTCAGGAGGTTGCCGTGGGTCGCATGGAACAGCGTGACGCCATCGCTCATCTGCGGGTTGCTGGTCAGCACCGCGTACACGAGATCGCCGACCGTGCGGATGGCCGCGCGGCCCATGTTGCGCGGTACACGGGTGAATGCGTCCAGGTCATCGTTGATGATGGCCTGGCGCGTGATGCTGAAGAGCTCGCCGTAGGTGGCGAGAATCACGGTCTCGCCGCGTTCGCCCATGCTGGCGTACTTGTACTCGGCACCCTCGGGCACCTTGCGCAGGCTGGGAAAGGCGTTCAGGTCGACGCGCTTGCCGGGTTTGAAGTCGCCGAGCGAGCCGGGGCGGGTCCAGAGCTGGAAAGTTTCCTCGGCCTCGGAGTAGCCCTTCAGCAGCGCCTTGTTGGCGACGTTGGCCAGCAGGCCCGGAAAGTCGCTCGTGCTGTGCGTGAAGGCAGCGCCGATGAACTGCATCTTATCCATGCCGTCGCTGCGCACACCTGCACGGGTCAGGCTCGCACGTGCCATTTCGCCCAGGGTGTAGCCGCGGAACGGATTCGCGCCGTCGGCCTTCTCGATGCCCGCGCGCGCCAGCAGGGCGTTCGTCGCCGCCTTGCGGTGCTTGTCGCTTTCATCTTCCACCGTGATGACGTGCGCGCCGGCCACGGACGTGGCGCCATTGGCCAGGTGGGCCAGCAGCCTCGAACCCGCAGCCTCGACGGTCATCGCGTGATCGTCTTCGCAGGTCCGCTGCAGCTCGTCGACGCCGGGCTGCCCCTTGAAGCGCGCGAAGCTTGCACGAATTCCTTCGCGGCGCGACTTGTCGGCGGCCAGCACCGAAGCGGCCAGGGCCGGATCCTGTGCAGGCGTCTGCACGGTCGTGGGTTGGGCGGGCGCGGCGGCGCTTCCGCCGCCGGCCGCCGAGGCGCCAGACGCGCCGACGGCGTTCTGCAGCACGGGGGAACGGAGTTTCATAGGGTCCTCTTCAGCGGAAAGTGCGGCGACTGCCGCGGATGTGCCTGGCGCCAGCAGAGCTGCAGGCACCGAGCGGTAACGGTTGAGCGGAAGGTCGCGCGCGCTGGCGGCGACGGGCATGGCATCCGTGATGCCATCGATGAACTTGGCGGCGAGGGCTTCCTCGGCGGTGTAGTAGTGGTCCTTGCCGTCGGTCAGTAGAGCCAGCATCGCGGGCTGGTCGTCCGTGCGCAGCGCGTAGCTGGTGGCCATCGCCGCGGCCCAGGTGTCGAGCTGGTCAGCCATCTCGCGCAGCTCGGTGCTGTTGCCGGCGGCGTACGTCCACGGCGCGTGAATCATCAATACGGCGTTGTTCGCCATGTGGACCTTGTCGCCGGCCATGGCGATCAGGCTTGCGATCGAGAACGCCATGCCGTCCACTTCGGTGGTGATGGTCGCCTTGTGCCGTCGCAGCGCATTGAAGATCGCGAGACCGTCGGGCACGCTGCCACCGAAGCTGTTGATGCGAACGGTGATCTGGTCGGCGTCGATCGCCTGCAGCTCACGCACGAACGACGCTGCGCTGACGGTCTCTTCCCACCAGCTCTCACCGATGTCGCCGTAGATGTAGATCTCGGCGGCGGCGACCGCACCCATCGCAGCGGCAGCGAGCGCGGTGCGGCGGCGAACGGAATACCAGGAGTTTTGTGCTTGGCTCATGAGCTGGATGCCTCGTGCATGGAGGCATCCAGTGTCAAAAAAGCGTCGTCCGCTTTCTAGGGAAGAAACCGGATTATTTTTGTTGGGCCCCTCAGGCCGCGGTCTCTTCCTCAGTCTGCGCAGGTGGAGTGACCACTGGCGCACCCGGCGCAGAGGCGATGTTGCTCGAGAACATGAGCGCCTTCTCGGCAGCCTGTCGCCGAAAGTCGCTAACCTGATCGAGCACGTCGCGCGGGCTACCACCTCGGCGGCGAATCACTTCGACCTCGCTCGCGAAGCCGGCCTGCACCAGCTTCTCCCAGGCGAGAGCCTCTTTCAGCGGATCGATCCAAGGCATGCTCTGCCCGATGAAGAGCGCGTCGTCTTCCGTGCCGGAAACCACATCGCGCGGCCGCGGGATCCTGCCGCTCGCATCCGCGATCCACACGAAGGATTCGTAGGACGGCTGGACAAGCATGCCGGTGAACTCGTCCGTCAACACAGCATAGTTGACCCACTGTTCGACCAGCTCCTGGCGCTGAGCACTGTAGGTCCCGTCGTAGTCGCGACTGATGCTCGAGTAGCTTGCACCGACGCCCGCAGCAAAGGCACGCAGTTGGCCCGCTCGCCACGTCACGAGGTTGGGATTGGGGCGCTTGCTGTCGATCATCCCGATCTCTTCGCCG